AATATCCGGATTATAAAAACTACCATTCCAAAACTTCGGATATATATAGTAAAATTATTATAGAAGCAATGGGTGGGTCCGGTGATAATGATTATGAAAAAGAGGAAAAGATAATCAAAAATATTACCAAAAATATTGTTGTTGATAAATACTCTTGTGCCAGCACATAGTAAAGGTTTTCATAAAAAAATACTATATAATGTATTATTTTACATTATGTAGAAGTCACCTTCATTTGTCATTGTCTTCATAATAGATTGTTATATCGTGTTTAATACTTTTTTTTAAAATTTGATTATGGTTCACAAAATTGCTAACCATTTTATGTACGCTATGATATTTATCTTGTGCCTCTTTTACGCTTTTTACTGAATTGCCGTGTGTTTTCGCTGGTTTATTCAATATTTCCTTGAATAATTTTTCTGAACGAATCGTCAAATTAAGTTTTTTTAATTTAGAATTAATGTACGCATATGAGTTATCTTTTAGTAATTTATGATAATCTAAAAATACAATGTTGTTAAATTTATTTAACAATGAAATATAATTTATATAATAAAAATTATATAATTCAACCGCGTTTGGAAATGTTTTCCCCTGTAATTCTACTGTAGAATATAGTTTATCTCCTTTTAATGAGTATTGTGCTTTTTTAATGCTATATAACCAATTATATACATTTTTATACATTATGATTACAAGGTTCTTTTCATTTTGAAGATATTGGATGATTTCTGATATATTCACAGTATGTTTATCGAAATTTGTAGCATCATGGGTTGTTTGTCGTAGCTGTGAACAAGTAGAATTAGACAATAAATCTACACAATTATCGCTCTTTATAATATTAGCAAGTAAATTAGTACCTGTATTAAAAGGTCCTACTATTTTGATGGTTCGTTTACTCATTATAATTATAATTAGATTATAATTTCTTAATTTCATAATTTCATAATTTTTACAATGGCGCATTGGATGGAAAAGGCCCATCATCTATAAATTCGCCTGATAAACTATACCTTTCCGGATAATTTGGCATAAATGTAAGTCTAGAAGGTTTATATCTCTCGTCAAATAGTTTTTGCCCTTCATTAAATTCGTCTGACCAGGTGTTTACGCCAAAATTAGGCATAGCCGGTTTAGAATACATATTTTTAGTAATTCTTTTTTCTTGTGTTCCATAACCACTGGTTAATGGCGAATATTGAGGAGTTACCCCAATGGTGAGTTTTCCTGCATCATTATCCCCTGGTATATTGTTATTTGATTTTGTTACGGGTGGAATAGAGGGCTGGCAACCAGGACAATCAATATCGGTAAAGCACTGTTGACCTGTTATAGCACATCTAGCAGTGGGGCCACAAAAGTTTTGACAACTATAAGAAGTTGTTAAAGGAAGGTTGACAGTATGAGTAGTAGAGCCGCCAGCAACTTCTGAAAGAGGGCCTCCGGTAAAACATTCTGTTATATATTTATTATCAGTTAAATAGTCAATCCATTTAAATGTTGATGAAATTAAAATAAAGGTAATGATTAGCCAAAATATTAATTTGTATTGTTTTATAGATATTTCCATATATTATAAATTGATATAAAAATTATACATTTTAGTAAATACATTTTAGTAAATACGAAATACATTTTATTTTATTTTTATATCAGCTTAATATAAGTAATGGCAGAAACCAGTGATACATCAGCTATCGACGAGAAAAAAGAAACTAATAAAAAGAATAAAAAGAATGAGAGTACCAATATTGGTTCATTCATATTTAAGGTATTTATTCTATTTTTAATAATACTCGCTTATTTCGGTTGTAGTGGTTTAATATTATATATTTGTAAATTAGCTCAATCAAATATACTACCAACAAATGAACGATGTTTTCCTTATGTAGATCAAAAAATTACAAAAATTGATGAAATTCAAACTAATATTTTCCCAACGACCAGTGAAGAAAGTAAAACACCTCTATCAATGAAAATGCAGTTTCCTTATGCTGGTAATACGAAAGAGGGTAAATATAATGAAGGAAACCAACTTATCGATATACTTCGCAAATATAAAAATAGAGGAGACTCTAATTTTATAGCAAATTATTTAATTTCAATTATAGAGCAAATAATAAGTTTTAATTATACGTCGTTTACTTATGTTTTTAATATGTTAAATGGGTTCCCTGAATGGTTTGTAGTTGTATTTGGACCTATTATTGTAGGTATTATAACAGGTATTCTTTTCGCGTGCGATTGGGTTTATTCAGTATGGTTATGGTTTGTAAATATGAGTTGGTTTTTTAAAACCAACGAAAATGAGACAGGTACAGGAAAACCACAATGGGAAGATGTAACCCTAATATCACCATTTAATTATGGTTGTGCTATAGGGTTAATAATTTTGTTTAGTATTTTATTTTTCTTGATAGGTATAGGCGGACTTTTGCCAGTATTATCATTTGTTTTAGTAGCATATTGTTTGTTATCTTGTCTTAGTTACAAATCAATATTCAATAATGAAAAGAGTAATGCTTTCACTATATTATTATCTGTATTAAAATACTATAAAAAGATTGTTATGTTGGTTTTTTGTATTTTTGTATTAAGCTTAGTGTTTTCAATGTTTGGTACGTATTCAGGAATAATTACGGTGATGATAATTGGGGTTATATATAGCGGTATGTTAATACATAGTGATATATTTAAATCTAAACACCAAGAAAATTTAACACCTCTAGTTAGTTATGATCAGGCAACAAAAAACTGTATTGAAAATGAACCAAAACAAGATACTTGGTTTGGAAATGGCGGCTCTTTTATAAAGCAATTGAAAAAGTTTAGTAAAAAATACAGCCCCAAATAAAATGTGTATAATTACAAATAAATATTTTATCTATTAATACTTAAAAATTAATAAATAAAATATAAAATGGGAAAAAATAAGCTTCCAAAATTTCCGCTAGTAACAATATGTACGCCAACATTCAACAGAAGACCTTTTATACCAATAATGATTAAATGTTTTGAACATCAAACGTACCCAAAAGACAAAATTGAATGGATTATTGTAGATGATGGAACAGATAAAATAGAAGAGCTAGTCTCGCACATTCCGCAAGTAAAATATTTAAAGTTTGATGAGAAAATGACATTGGGTAAAAAAAGAAATATACTCAACGATAACTCAAGAGGAGATATTATTGTTTTTATGGATGATGATGATTATTATCCACCGGATAGAATTAGCCACGTAGTTGAAAAATTGAAAAGTAATCCAAGGGCGTTATGTGCGGGTTCAAGTGAAATGTTTATATTTTTTAAACATATTAATAAAATGTATAAATTTGGTCCATATGGCCCAAATCATGCTACTGCAGCAACATTTGCATATAGAAGAGAGTTATTGACTAAGACCCGTTTCGACGAAATGAATTCGGTAGCAGAAGAGAGAAAATTTTTAAAAGAATACACGATTCCGTTCGTTCAATTAGATTCCAAAAAAACTATAGTGGTATTTTCGCACAATCATAATTCATTTGATAAAAAAATTTTATTAGAACAGGCACCTAACCCGTTTATTAGTGAAACATTTATAAAACCGCGTGATTTAGTAAAAGAGCCTGAAATATTGCAATTTTTTATGAATGATATAGATAATTTGTTAGAAAATTATGAACCAGGCAAACCCGAAAACAAACCGGATGTAACCAAACAATTGAAAGAAATTAAAATAAATAGAGAAAATATGATTAAAGAACATACTAAAAAGCAACAAGACTATCAAGATACAATGAATAAAATACAGTTTTTAATGCAAAATCCAAACCAATCGCAGACCAAACAACAAAACCCTGTACAAAAACAACAACAAATACCATATCAACCACCAATCCAGCAACAAAATCCAACCCCAATGCAGCAACAAAATCCAAACCCAATGCAAATAAACCACTCACCACCAATACAAGAAATAGCAAGATTTTTATCCCCTGAAGAGATACAAAACGTAATTAATCAACAAGGAAATACAATAAACGAACAAGCATTTATTATACAACAATTGGTTGCACAAAATCAGGAATTAAAAGAACGAATTCGCTTTTTAGAAAATCCAAAAGAACAAGAAGAAACACGTCAAGCAGAAGCAGCTGAAGAAGCAGCTGAAGAAGCAGCAGAAGCAGATGAAGAAGAAGCACCTGAAGAAGCAGTTGAAGAAGCAGCTGAAGAAGCAGCTGAAGAAAATAAACAAATTATTCGTCTTTCGAAGTCAGGCCCGACCATAAAATATAATGCGTAAATCGCCTACATCAATCTTTACAAGAGTAATAAATAAAATAATAAATATAGTATAAACTTAAAGATATAACAAGGTTTATATAAAATGGATTACGGTTATAACAACGATACATATGAAAATGATACATATGAAAATCATATAGACCATTATAAATCAAATAAAAGTTTATTAGATAAAACAAAACAACTAGACAAAGGGTATAATAAACTTTATAGAAAAATGCACCAATCTAATGGTAGAAATAAAACCATTACAATCGACACATATACGTCGAGTGAAATAGGAAGTAATATAAGAGACGCAGAAACGGGTTCATTTTATCCTGAGAAAGTCGGCTCCCTAGACGAAGATTTATTTTTCAAAGTTATTCTAGCAACAAGCGATTGCAATAGTAGAAATGGGTCGTCTACATTATTTTACATATCTCCTCGACATTATATGTCACATATGAATTGTGATGTTGACCAAGACACCATAAATCAATGGGAAATAAAACGTAATAATCGCTTACTAGAAAAAGAAAAGAAGTGTAAACCAAGACAACTCATAAATTAAAATAATTATATAATATAAAAACATCATACCTAATAAATTATGAAGTTTTTAAGTGTAGTTATATTTTGGTCTTTACAAAAATTTGGTATATCTTCCAAATTGAATTTCGATAAAATAAACAACAATCCCAAAAAAAATATACATAGCAATGTAAACGAAAATTTATTACCAATAAATAGAAATAATGACCTACTAATAAGAAAATATAGTACAATAAAATTCAGTGGATACGATGAAAGATATCTTGATAATGAAGGAAACAAAACAGACCCGACTGATATATTTAGACATATTGAAAATAAAATAAAATTAGATATTTTGCAAAACAAAAACGTTTCTATTTTAGATAAATTAGAATTACTGAGGGACGGCTCCATAAAACCGTCAAATATGCACGCTGGCGGCTTAATGGACGATTTTAATTTTAATTTTGAGCGCGATTCATAGGGTGTAAGTTTACTCATCGCCCACAAACTCTTCGGTTTCGTAATCATCATCCTCTATTTCTGTGTCTGTTGTACCACTCGCATTTTCCTTAATATACTTTTCAATATATCTATAAATTCTATTTACATCTAATTTACAAATTTCATAATTTTCAAGTATATTTATAATTTCATTATCGTGTTTATTATTTTTTAGATGAATAAAAAATCCGAATAAATCTTTTTTATCCATTCCCAATTTTTGACACAATTTCTGTATAAACAACGAATTATTATACTCAGTCGAATATTTAGTCAACACTTTTGTGAATCTAATTTCAGTGGTGGGTTGAAATTTATTTTTAAGGTGTATATTATTTTTTATATATTCGTGATATAGTTTATTATTTTTAAAAGTTTTGATTAATGAACTTAACTCATTAAATTGCCATATTTGTTTTTGAAAT